AAAGGAATTACTATTGCTGCTATAGTGTACCATACTTTACGACTTTTTAAAATTTTACCTATTAAATATTGTTTCATTTTCTTTGTTTTAAATTAATAACTCCAAATAACATTACTGTCTTTACTACTATCTATATCAACGTGAATAAATCCTTTCTTAAATGCTATGCCTAGCCTATTAAAGCCGACTTCTATTAATGCATTAATAATTAAGAATCTATCTCTTGAACTTTTTGGTAAATATATATCTACGGCTAAACCTTTTATATGACTAGAACCTACTCTACCCCCAACTTTAAGATTCCATTCTACTGTTCTATAACCACTTGTAATTTTAAAAGGTATTCCTGCTCTTTCTCTTGCTTGATCTAATAATCCTATCAAAACTTTATTCATATTATTCCCACTTCCTTCTACATCAGGACTATCAAACTCAGATATTTTAAAATATTTCAAAATTATTTTTTTGAATTTCTTTTTTTTTGATTATACCATTTGTCTATTGTATAGGCTATTGATACAACTAACAGGATAATCTTTAAAGCTATTTCTATGTTACTGAATGTTGTTACGCTTAGAATTACTGAATTTACCCCTATTACTTCTCCCACTTCCTTTGTTACTAGATTTATCGGCATTTGTCAAGTATGATTTTAATTTTATTTTATTTACTTCTTTAATTTTATAATGTTTCTTCATTAATTATATGTAGTATCTAAAAAATCTCTTATTGTTATTTTATGATCATTAATTCTTATTCTTTCAAGATTCATTCCCTGATAATATGAATTAGAATCAGGAGAAATATCACTTCCTGTGTTCGTACTATATTCAGGATAAAGATTTGAATTATCACATAAATAAGAAACAAGCCTTTCTGTATAAAATTGAGCAGTATTTGAAACTTCTGATCTTAAATCTTGTGCATCTGTTCTTGATAAAGGATTAGAATTTTCAGCAGTTTTCGCAACTACATTATTGTTTTGTACCTTATATCTTAAAAAAGGTAAAACCTCATAGAAACTGTAATGTATTAAAACATCAGCTATGTAATCATCTAATAGTAATTTATAGTTAGCATTTCCAACATTACCTATTGTACCTAATTTAATCATTTGTTGAATTGCTACAAATAGATTAGTTCCTAATTTTGTTTCTATATACTTTTCTTGTGCAATTCTTACATAAGGCAACAAAAATTGAACGTCTACATTCATATTGATTGCAGTAGAATCTTTTAGTTTATCTTCTGATATAAATAGTACGTATGCCATAATTATCTTCGGTTTTTAAATCCGTTATTTTTCATTCTTTTTGGTGCTTTAGCTACTTTGTTATCATTCTTTTGAGCAGTAAATCCTTCTGACCTAGCTTTAGTATATCCTATCAATTGACTAGGAGATATATTACTCTTAGCATTAGTTAGTGAAGTCTTATAAATTTGTCTAAGCCAATAGTGATGGCAATTTCCACCTCCTTTCCAAAACCATATAGAATATGTAGCTGAATCCCCTTTAGGTCCCCAACCTTTATTAACTTCCATACTTCCCATATTAATAATATCTTGTTTACGATATATCTTTTTTGCTGAAGTCATTAGTCTACAAAAATCTCTAGTTTCTCCTTTTTGTGATAAAAAATTATCTTTAGCATAAACATATCTTACTTTATAATAATCATTAAATGATTTATTTACTCCATCTTGATTGTTTTTACCTCTAGTTTTTGCATTAGGTCTTGCAATACCTGTAGATGCTAATTCAGTTTTATCGTTAGCAAATTCATTAAGACTTTGCTCAAAATCAAAATCTTCATGTTCATCTTCTACTTTTTCTTCATCTATTAATTCCCAGTCTTTAGGTATATCTTCCATTGATTCTAGAAATACATCTAATTCTGTTTTACTAAAATTCATTAACTCATCATGACTTTCACAAGCCATAAAGACATTTTTACCTTCGTATTCATGTTCATGGTAACCACTACACCCAAGTCTTTCAGCATGAGCAATAGCTTCTTCTTTTGTATCATAAACAGGCTTTCCATCAATCATTCCCACTTTACTATAATCATCTTCTTCTACCACCTGATCTTCTTCTAATGGAGCAAGTCCTAGTTCTTCACGAATTTCTGCTTGAGTCATAACTGATCTCATATCTTCTATAGTAAATTGAGTAGTAATAGGTTTAGCTTGAACAAATGAAATAGGCAAGTCCATGTTATTTATTCTAAAAATCTTTGCTAAAACTCTTAATATTTGAATCTGGAAGCCTTTTACTACTGTATTTAAGTATACTTCAAAAGCACTATTTAGTTCATCAACATTAGAACCTAATCCTGTATCTGATTTAATTCCTAAAAGCATTGGTGAGGTAACTCTATGTCCTGTCAAAATGTTCTGCACCAAAAGTTCTTGTAAAGCCAAATACTGTTTGTCAGCATTACTTACAGATATTGGAAATATATCAGGAGTTCTAGTTTTATCATCTGAAAATGTAATTATCATTTTACCTGAATTAGAACTACCTGAAAATTTAGCTGCAAGACTTCTTTCTAAAGAAATTCTTTCTTCTTGTGTTGGTACTCCGTTAGCAAAATTAATCATAAATGATCCACTAAAGCCATTAGCTATATTGTTTAGATGGTATTCAGATACTTTCTGATCTACCATAGCCCAATTGTTTGCTGCTATGTAATCAGGTGTATGGTAGACGTCCATATTAGGACTATATAAGCCACTATATAGTAATTGACTAGCACCTGTTCTATCATTACTATTAAATGCAGCTATTTTAGTAGGTTTATTTAATCTAGTATCACTCCAATCAGCAGAAACATAGTAATAGTCTACAACACCCATTTCATTTGGTATAGCACTTCTTACCCTTTCTACTGGTATATGATAAAGTTCAACTATTTCTGTTTTACCTTTATTCCAAATTAAATGTAATGCAAAAGCACCTTGTAATTTAAAATCTAAACTTATTTTTTTTATTATCTCATGTAATGATTCTTTACCATTAGCATTATAAAAGAAATTTTGCAGCTTAACATACCTTTCTAAATTATCTTCTTTACCATCTTCATCAATTATTATGTCATCTCCTGCGATCATGTCAGCAGTTCCATTTATAATAGCAGCATGAGTACTACTTCCATAATAAAGGTCTATTAAAAATTGTGGATATAAATTAGACCATTCTTCTGTTCCATATTCTATCCAATCTTTACCTCTTACTTCTTCTACTATAGGTGAAGTTACGCTTGATAAATCTATATTTAGTATGTTTTCCATTTTTTTTTATTCTTGTTCAGGTGTCCAAGCAGCAGTATTTACTATTACTAGGATTTCCTCGTGAGTATATTGATCTAATCCATCTAAAAAAGTTGGAGTATCGCCCTCAAATTTAGCAATAAATAATGTACCATCTACAGACCTTCTAACAGTTGCAGCAGAATCTTCTACTATTTGTGAGAAATCACATACAGGATTTCCTTCTGCATCTACTTCAGCTAATAATGTTACTAATGGTGTTGTATATATCATAATTTTATTTTTATGCAGGGTTATTAGGTGTATCTAAGACTATATCTCCTGCTACCATATTAGTCATTGTTCCGTAATTGTTTTCTGTGAATAAATCTATTGTTACAGGTAATCCTGTTGTCTTAGCATAAGTTTCTGCCTGTGTTTGTTCTTCTAACTGTGAACCCCAAATTAAAACTTCATCTCCTACTACTGCAACACTTGGTGCATCTATCCTATATTTAACAAAAGATGTTGGATTAGCAGATAAAGTCAAAGTAGCTTTATACCTAACCCAATCATTAGTCAAAACAAATTGAGAAGATTGTTGTGCTTCTGCATAGTTATCTCTTACTAAAAAGAAATTTACATTTTTACCAATACTACTTCCAACACCTTTAGCATATACACTTAAAGTAAAAGTTTTATTTGTAGTATTTATATCTGTACTAACAAAAGGGTCTGTACCTGTAGCAATTAATTTAGTAGCATTATTAGTGCCTATTGGACTTATTCCCTGATTACTTGCAACTGTAACTTGATTTTTAGTGTAACTGTTAAAATCTTCACTATAAGTAATTAAGTTAGTAGTTGTTGCTTTTCTTACTGCTGCTATACCATAAGATGGTAAGTAAGTTGTTGCTTGTGTTTGTTCTTCTACTTGAAAACCCCAAACATAAAATGTAGAACCTGCTTGAGCTCCACCTACAAGTCCTATATCTACAAAATTATAAGTACCAACAGGTGCTCTATTAGTTAAAGTAGTTGTTGTTACTCTTTGCCATTCATTTGTTAAATTAATTTGAACATTATTATTATCTGTTATATCTATTGCAACTTGCGAAACACTACCACTAGACTTTACAAAAACAGATGCAGAATAAGTTTTACCTAGTTCTACAACATTATTTGCTCTTAAAACTAAAGCATTAGTACCTCCCGTAACTAAAGTGCCTGTGTTAGTTCCATCAGGTGCAATAGTTTGGTTTGGTGTAATACTTGAACCACCAATTTTGCTATAAGAAAAACTACCTACAGTACCATTAAAATTTTCTGAAAAAGGCACTATATTAGTAGTAGGTATATGTGCAATATTAGGACTTGTTTGGTCTTGAATACAAGGAAACTTATCTAATATACCATCTCCCATTCTATAGTAGTTTCTAATCTTAGTTAGTGGATATTGGTTAGTAATATTACCCTCTACCATATTGGTCATTAAGGCAAAGTTATCATTTCCATCTGCTAATTCTTGAACAGATACATTGTCAATTACTAATGTGGTTACATCATTTCTACCACCAATAGCTAAATAATAATAAGTTCCTGTTGAAGTCCATATTATCTGATGACTTCCAATTCCTATATCTCCACTTGACCATATTCTATCACTATACTGAATATTATCAGTATCAGAAGTACCAACCCTAATTTGTGAAGGTACATTACAAGAAACAACAGTTAATTTAATTAAATATTTTTTCCCTAATATAAAATTGTTAGCAGAAAAAGCAGTACCATAATTACTACTTGCACTTGAACTTTGTATGTCTAATTGTTCATTAGATACTGATAAAGTTGTTTGTGCATTACCAACCCAAGCTGTTGTACCATTTGAAAAATCTCCATTAACAACAGTATCAACTCCTAAAGCAGAATTAGTTTGGTCAAAAATATAAGGGTACTCATCATTAGTACCATCTCCCATCTTCCAATATCCTTGTAATCCTGTGTTTACTTCTGATACTGTAATTTTGTCTATTGAAAAATTTACATTAGCATCTCCATTTGTTTCTCCTTGTAAAAATAAATTAGTACTTGTAGCATTTATATAAAATGTATAAGTTCCATTAGATGTTACCCTATCTGTTATTTGAGGAAATCTAACTCTTACAGAACCACTAGAATAATTAAAAACAGTAAACACTACTTTGTAATTTTTACCACTTGTAATTATATTATTTTGTGTAATACCTACATTATTAGCAGTATTTGTCCAATTTGCTTTACCACCACTAATCGTAACTCCTGTACCTTTTGTCCAATCACTATCAGTATCAAAAGTACCATTCTGTACTACATTAGCATAAGGACTACCATTCTCAATATCACTAGCAGTTTGGTTTGTCATTATTGCAGGGTTACCATTTATTTTTTGAACTGATACGTTTTCTATTGAACCTATAAAACCATTACCAACAAAGCCTACATTAGCCGTAAGTGATTTAGTATATCTTACAAAAGTACCTGCTGCAAATATAATTTGAGAATCCCAATCTCCTCCATAAGCAGATAAATAACCTGAAGTGTATGATGATACAGTTATTGTTAATTTATAATGAGTTCCTACAGGCATTATTCCTGATTGATATAAAACTTGACCTGCACCACCACTACAAGTAGCAGTACCATTACTAATAGTCCAATTAGCAGCTTTATTCCAAGCAGTTGTTCCTGTAGGAAAATCTCCATCTACAAATAAATTACTACCTAAAGTAGCATTTGTTTGGTCTGCTATTAATGGAAAAGCATCTAGTGTACCACTACCCATTCTCCAATAACCTACTAAGTTAGATGAAGATGTATAAGCTGCTTGATCAGTCTTTAAGTCTACTGGTAATCCGTGATTGTATAAAGAAGATACTTCATTAGCAGTTAATGCTTTATTCCACATTCCTGATTGACTCATTTGACCATTTAAGAATGAACCATTTGATTGTCCAAAAAACCAATTACCTGTGTTATCTACATTTGTAGATGCTGTGCTTGATATACTTGTTGTTGATTTTAATTCTCCATTAATAAAAATCAATAAATTAGCACTTCTATCAATAGAAAATGCAATATGTGTCCATTTGTTTAAATAAGGAGTTAATAAAACAGGTGTTCCTGTTCCTGTAAAATTCCAAGCATAATTACCACCTACTCTTCCTTGTGTAGCAATTTGGTTTGCACCATTAGTGTAAAATATAACTCTATTACTGTTATCTTGAAATTTACCTGCAAAAGTAACATTAGTAGCACTATCTAAATTAACCCAAAATGAAAAACTAAAATCTGATGTACCTAAATTATTAAAATTACCTAATTGTAAATAATCATCAGCACCATCAAAATCAACTTGCTTAGTATTAAATACTGTAGGGTTACCTGATTGATAGTCATTTCTATTTACAAGTAGATTAGTAGGCATACCTTGATTGTATAGTGATGCTACTTCTAATGATGTTAAACCTCTATCAAATAAACCTAGTTCTGTTATTTTACCATTCCAATATTCTGAACCACCTCGCCATCTTCCTATATTAGCTTCTTGTGTTATTGAATTTAATGTGCCTGTTAAAACTGCACTAGCATTTTCAATTCCATTTCTATATGCTTTAATTGTAGCACCATTAAAAACTAATGTTAAATATACCCACTTGCCTTGATAGTCTGCACTAAAATAAGAACCACTAATTATTATATTATTATATCCTGAACCTCCTAATATTTGTAGGACTAAACCTGTTCCTGATTGATATATTTGAGAAAAAGCACCTTGACCTGTAGATAATAATTGATGTGCGCCTGAAGATACATCTGTAAAAACCCAAGCTGATACAGTATAAGCATTTCTAAAAACATCAGGTAAAACACCTGCATTTAAATAATCATCTGTACCATCAAACTCCATACTATTAGTAGAAGTGATTAGTGGATTAGCCGACTGATAAGCACCTGCATTAAGCATTAGGTTTGTAGCATCACTCTTTAGTTCTTGTACTACTACGTTATCTATACTACCTACAAAACCACTAGAAAAAAATAAAAAATCTCCACCTGCACCTACACCTATTAAAGTATGAGTTCCATTTGAATTTCTGTATGTTGTAGGAGAAAGGTTACTAAATGCTATACTACCACTAGAATAATTAGATATAGTAAATGAAACTTTAAAAGTCTTTCCAACAGTTAAAGAACCCGATTGACCTAATGGACTACTACCTGATGAAGCTACAGTTATATTAGCAACCCCATTTTCTATTGTTGTTCCTGCACCTAATGTCCAATTCTGTGCTACTTCTCTGACTGTTATGTTTGTAACTGAACCTGCAAAAGTTGAACCTGCAAATAAGTTTATGCCATCAGAGCCACTACCTGCAATAATATAAGATGTTTTTATTCCATTTCCTTGTACATTTCCTGATTGATTACCTCTAACGTGAGGATTTATAACCCCTGACACATAATCTGATATTGTAAATTGTACTTTATATTGTTTACCTGCAGATAAACCCATTAAACTATTTGCTTGTTTTAAACTAACATTACTTGACTGTGAACCATCAGATGTAGCTTTACTATTTGCTTGGTCTATAGTCCAATTCTCAGCTAAAGTCCAATCTTGCCCAACCTCTTTTATTGATACGTTGTCTATTGAGCCAATAAATGCACTACCAAAAAAAATTCTATTATCTAATCCACCTGCCGTAAAATAACCTGTATAAGTACCTGTTGAATTTACAAGAAACAAACTACTTATATTGTTCGCTGCACCACCAAATATAGTTAATGCACCACTAGTAAAAACTTTAACATCAAAAGATAAATAATAAATCTTTCCTGAAGTCAGCATATTTTGATTTAAATATTGACCTCCTATGCCTGTAAAATTAGCAGAACCACCTGATATAGTTATTCCTGTTCCTTTAGTCCAATCACTATCTGTTGCAAAGTCGCCATTACTTACTTTTTCTGAACTTATTTCACTAAAATCTCCATTACTTACTTCTTCGTTTCCTATCTGAGCAAAGTTACCATTAGCTATTCTATTTTGTGTATAGTAGGTATTATACATACGAGTAATCTCATCTTGCTTTAGTTCTCTATCAAATACTGCAAACTCATCTATTTGACCTTCAAAGTAATTACCTCCTGCTGCTTTATCTCCACCTATGCTTAATGATTCTGTGTATGTTTGAGGAGTTCCACTATTATCTGTTTGGGCTACAGTTTGTAAAACACCATTACAATATAATTTACAATTATTCATATTGAGATAATCCATATAAACAACCCAATGATTCCATTCTCCGTTATCTTGTTGTGGTACATCATTCCAAAAAACAAAATTAGCCCCAGACAAAAATAATCTAGGTCTTGAACCATCATAATTAAAATGAAAAGCTGCTTGACCTACACCTCCATGCCCAAAAACACCTCTATTCTGTACAGTTGTACTTGACTTAGCCCAAAAAGCATAAGTAGTATTTTGTAATACAGTATCTGCACCATCAGTAACTATAACATCATCTACTCCATCAAAGTCAATAGAATACTTATTTACAAACCTATAGATAGGTTGTGTAGAGTTGGTTAGCTTGTTTGCTAATGCTAACATATATTAGTTTTTATAAGCAATAGCAAGACCTGAAGTCAGAGTTATAGCAGTAGTATTACCAAATAAAGTCATCCCAGCAGGTATTGTCGTTACAAGTGCTGCTGATCCTGTAGAATTAGCCATAGTAATTGCAGATATTACACTTTCCTGAACAAAGTATATTGCATAATAATCTTTACCTGTTTGTGCAGTAGTTGTAAAAACCTCTACCCCACCTAATCCACCTAATTGCTCATTTAATAATGCTTGTGTATTTTTTATTCCCATTTTTTTATTTTATTAACTAACGTAAACGTAATTTGTTTGTGCAGGTCTTGTATAAGAATCATACTTTACTTCTTCTCCACCTGTAGGTTCTTTTATGTATAGCTTACCTAACTCTACTAATCCTTGTACTATGCCCTTAGAGTTGCTTGGAGGGCTTAATGTATCTGTTTCATTTATTGGTGCAGTACCTGTAGCTAAAACAGGATTTGCACTATTCCAACTTACCTCATATACTTCGTATGTCCAATATCCATTAGGTAAAAAATTTACTTTACCTGTAAAAACATCTTGCAATGCAGTAGTGCTAGGTGTCATATTAACTCTTGTATATCTATTATTTACTAATTGTGTTTGTCCATAAGAATAAACAACATTTTGATCCATATCATTAGTTAATTTATATAGAAATCTAATTTGTGATGAAGGTACTGATCTATCTATTCTTTTTTCTTCTGTTGTTGTATAAAAAGTATAAGGTTGATCGTATTGTCCATGTATCATATTATATAATAGAAAAAAGTCTTTTTTGTTTGGAAAAAAAAAGGACTACCGAAGTAGTCCCTTAAATTTATATATTAAATCTTATTACGCCGTTACAACTGCACCTATAGTAAATCCTGAATTGTCAAACGGAACTGCCGTATAATCAGCTACTGTTTGCATTGGTGCAAATTCTTGTCCATCAAATGTCCAATCATAACCATTCATATCAGCAAAAGCTGCTCCTGAAGCATTAGTTCCTGCATTTAGGTCTAATCCATTTACTGCTCCTAAACATAATATCACATTATGGTCATTAGTTGATAATACTTGATTTAATTGTACAAATACTACTAATCTATTTTGTGCTAAAAGTTTTAATTCATTTTGATCTGCTTTGCTTAGTCCTGTTAACTTTACATTTACAGATGGAGCATAAACAACAGTACCATTTTCAGTAGAGCCAGTAATTGTTTCCGTAACACTAGCATTGCCTCTCCTTACTGAATATCTGTAGATATCATTTGTACCCATTTCAATATCAGTTATTTCAGATGCTACAGTTGTTAAAGAAGTAATTTCATCTAATTGAGCAAAATAAATAAACTTAACACCTCCCACTAAATCTCTACATGGGATTCCCCTTCCTTTTGTTAAATTACAAGCCATATTTTTATTTTTTTAAAAGTTAAAGAGAAGGAGATTTTACTCTCCCTCTCTATAATTGTGTTAATTAGTTTTGTTGTACTATTTCAGCACCTATTCCTACTTGCACACCAGCAGAATATTTAGCAATAACACGAACATTGTCCGATCCATCAAGAGGTCGCATGTCTAAAAGACGTAATTGAGCCATGTCAGAAACTAGGTCAGTTCCAAAAAATAAATTTGATGTTTGTGCAGCAACTAAAGAATTATCAGGCATTCCATAAACAACTGATAATTTAATTCCTTCAAACATAGCTTCGTAATCACTATTCATAGAATAAGCATTAACATATCCTAAAGTAGAGATTGCAGAGATATATAATCTGTAAGTTTTCCAGTTCATGTAAATTCTTAAATCTTCTTTACCATAAACAGTAGATGGAATTGCAGCAGCTATACCTTGTAAGTTTGCTATAATGTTAGTAGCTAAATAAGCAACACCTGCACCACCTGCATTATTTGTTTGAATAACATTACCATTTACTGCAAAAGCACCTGTACCAGCCGTTAAAAACCCTTCAAATTGTCCTGCAGTTGCAGCAGCACCATTCCATACTGAATCCTCAATTCCTTGAGCAATATGTTGTGTGAAATTAGCAATAACAAAATCTTCAAACTTAGGTACATTATCATTCATAGCACCTGCTTTCATTTGCTCACTTTCCCAACTTTTTAGCAATTCTTCCTTGCAGTATTCTGTGTTAATTTGTAGATTCTTTGGAGTTAAGATGCTTTCTGTTAATGCTAAAGCACCGAGTGGTGTAAAGTTACAATTTGCGTTCTGTATCATTCCTGATGCAGCGAATTTCTGTAAATTTTCTTTAAACTTAATATTTTGTAAAACTGTTAAATGTTCAAGAGAAGTTGCTTCTCTCATTGCTGCTGCTAGGTAAAAACCTGCTGCCTTGCCTGCATAATTACTTGCTACTGTTAAAGCCATGATTATTATTTTTTAAATTATTAATTATTTTGATATATTATATAGTATTCTTTCTCTTTTAGTCATTTTTTCAAGATTAGATTTACTATGTTCTTTTTCTTTACTAAATTTATTAGTTACTACAGGTTTATCAGCAGGTTCTTTTGATAATTCAATTACTTTAGATTTTAATTCATCTATTTTAGCTTGATATTCAAATTCTACTTCTTCTGTAGTTTTAATTTTTTTCGGAGTAGGACTAGCTTCTGAATCCATTTCTACATCTGATTCTTCTTCTTCTATATTTCCTACTTTATCTTTTTTAAGGTCAGATACGGCATCTTCAAGGTTTTGTATTCTTTTTTCCATACCAGCCCAATCTGCAACATCTGCTTCCTTACCATCATCTTCAGCCATTTCTTCTTTATCTCCTTTTAAATCAGAAATAGCATCTTCAAGATTTTGTATTCTTTTTTCCATTCCTTTCCAGTCTGCAACATCTGCTTCTTCTTCCATTTCTTCTTCTACAGGATTGCCTTCTGTTTCTTTTTCTATTTCATCATCATATAATTCAGCAACAATTCCTTCTTTTTCTACTGAAAAGTTTTGTCCTTCATCTGTACGATATTTACCTTCTGGTAATAATATTGTTGAACCATCTTCAGTAAGTACCGAAATATCACTTCCTGCTTCTAAGGAAACGGCAGTAGATACTATAATTGTACCATCTTCCAGTTTTGCCTGAAATTCAAGGTTAACTTCTTCTTGATCTTTATTAAGTCCAAGTGCTACCAATATTTGATTTTTTAAATCCATAGTAAGTTCTTTTTTTATATAATAGAATTATTTATTGTTTGTTTGATTTTAGTAACCAACATCTTTAGCTGCATCAGAAATTTGACCATCAAAGAAATTTATAGAAATCTTACCCAAATCAATAGCATCAATTTTTCCTGATATACCTAAAGATTTTGCAGCAGATTCTACTTGTTTCATAGCAGACTTAATACTATTTACTAATTTTTCTCCTTTTTGATATTGGTCTTTGTAATTTCCATTTCTTTTTAATAACTTATCTTCTGATTTAATATTTTTATCAAATATTTTATTATAAGTTTTTTCTTGTTTTTCAAAAGATTTTTTAGCTTCTTTTAGTTGATCATTAGCTAAATCAATACCATTTTCTGCTCTATCTAATATTTCTCGTTGATTTTTAACTAAACCTTCTGTATTATTATAATCATTAAACAACATTTCTATTTGTCCATACTCTATTTCTAATTTAGTTGTTATTTTATCTAATTGACTAACTAATTTTTCAATAGTTTTTGCATCTTTAAATTTTAATTTCTTAGCAAGACTTAATTTCTTTCCAAGACTAATATCTTTAACTTTCCCTTCTTTTATTAATTCATTAAATGCACTTAGTATTTCGTGATCTGTTGGTTTTTTCATAATTTCTTTGTTAGCTAGTTTTTGTTTTCCCATTTTTTCCATTTTATCAATAAAGTAACCTTCTATACTTATGCCTCTTAATTCGCCATCTTTAATTTTTTTCCAAATTTCATCATTGTCTATTCTCATAGTAACAAACCATGTGCCTATAGGTAAATCATAGCCATATAAATTAGATTTGTCTTGATCTCCTGATTTAATCCATGATTCAGTAGTTAAAATTCCTTTAACATCTTCTTCATGCTGATAAGTAGCACTATGATGATTATTATGTTTTAAATATAATTCACTAGCTTTTTTTATTGTATCAACTGAAAAATATACATAAAAATCCGAATCTGTATTTGGATCGTGTCTAAAAATTTGCTTGTTAGGAATAAGAGCAGGAGAAATTACCATTCTTTTTTCTTCATCAATTTTAGCAAATGTTAAATTGTTTTTATGTTTTTTCATATAAACAAAATCCTGTTCTATAGCAGGATTAGTAACTAAACTAATAGCATCTATAGTCATTTCCTGATTAGAATCTGCAATTATTAATTCTACAATTTTAGTAATTTTTGATTTTTTATAATGATTAGGGTTTGCTTTTTCACAAGCATCTTTTGAATCGTATTTACACTCTCCATTTTCTCCCCACTTATATTTTCCGTTTTCGCATTTTGTACAAGGCATATTATATAATAGATTTAATTGTTAGTTGTTTGATTTATATTGTTGCTCTCCTACGAATATAAGCAAGTTTATTCTGATTATCTGTTAAGCTATCTGTAACTACATAAGCCTGAACTGGCTGCTGCTCTTGTTGCATATTTCCTAACTCAAATTTACCACTTAACATTTCAGGTGCAGGAGTAGATTCTATATTAGGAGCAGAACCACCACCACCACTACTTCCTACATCAGTAGCATATATTTTTCTAACATTCGCTATTCCTGCTGCTATAACTGCTGCTCCTGTAACAAAACCTGCTACACCTCCTTGTGCAAAAGCCTTATTAGCACCTACATAAGTATCAATTATTGCACTTGCTGCTGCTAATTCTTTATTATCTCCTGCTAATGTACTTAAAGCACTAGAAAGACCTGAATATGCACTTAATTGTTCATTAATACCTTCTTGAATTACTTGTGATTTTTGTTTTTCATAAGTTTTATTAATACCATCAATTTCTTCCCCTGCCAATTTAGCCATTTTAACTTTTTCATCATAGGCATTTTTTAATTCTAATAACTCTCTTTCTATCCCTGATAAACCCTCTAAAGCAAGTTCATTCTTTACCTGTAATAATTCATTTTCTAAAGCAACCCTGTTTACTATTTGTTCTGAAAGCTGACCTCCTATAGCTTCTTCAAGTTCAAGTTCAGCATTTTGTGCCTCCATTAAAGCTAATTTGTTTTCATCATTAGCATTTTGTTCTACTGCTAATTCTGCTGCTCTAATTTGTTTTTGTATTTGTTCTCTTTGTAAAGATTGTTGTTCTTTTAATACTTCCCCTAATCTATTATTAGCATTTATTCTTTCTTCAAAACTTAAATTTACATTATCTCTTATTTGTCTTTGATCTTCAGCTTCTTTTAATTTTTGTGCATTTAATTTAGCAAATTCTGCTTGTGCAAATTTAGCAGCTTTTATAGATGCCGTAGTTGCTTCTGCAAGTTCATAGTTTGATTTAATACTAATCTTAGAAACACCTTCTGCTACCTTATCATAAATAGCACCTATTTCTGTAACTGCATCTCCGAAATTACTTACTATATTTTTACCTGCATCTAATGCAGCTTCTCCAGTTTCTTTTATATCTAATTTTGTTAATTCTATATTATCCCTTAATTCTTGCATTTTACCCTTATCTCCACCTCCTAAAAAGGAATCTTCCCATGCTAACATAGATTGATCTATAGCTAATTTAATAGCAAAGAATGATAACTTTAAAGGTGTAATTGCTAAAGTAGTTATCCCTTTAATTACTGCACCTAAACCATTAAACCTATCAGAAGATGCAGTAACCCAAACAACTACATCTGCTAAAGTACTAGCTAAATCATTAAATGTTTTAGATATAGTACCAACTACTGTATCCATAGTATCTAAAAACTTTTGGTTTCTTTGTAATGCTTCTTTTAAAGCTACAAATCCTGCTATAATTAAACCAATACCTGCTGCTTTTAATGCAACACCAAAACCTTTAGCAGCAGTAGCCATACCTTTAAAACTTCCTGCTGATTTTTTAGCTGCTTTTCCTGTTTCTTCTGTTTCTTCAGCAAATTTACCCATTTGTTTAGCAGCATTTTCAGTATCTTTTGCTACTTCTCCAATGTTACTTTTTACTTCTGCCTCTATTATTTGTGCCATATCTTAGAATGTTGTTTGTAATTGATTTTGCCATAGTTTAATACTTGCAGTCCATTGTATTCTTGTTCCTGCTAATCCTGTAACGTGAACACCAAAAGAAGTAGCAGTAACATCTTTCATTTCTGCTGATATATTCATACCACTTTGTCCTGCCGTTACTATATGAGTTGATGTTTGATGATATGTTGATGCAAGTCCGTTTGTAAATTTTACTGCACCTGTTAATTGAACATATCCATATTCCCCAACTTCTCCTTCTCCTCCATAATTGATACCTATAACATTAGCTTCAAAACCTATTACTGAATTAGCTACTTTTTGAATATATGTTAATGGTAAATACTGAGTAAGTAAAGCAGTTTCTGTAGCATCTAAAGTTTTATTAGATTGTTGAACAAATGATACTTGGCTTAATCCTATTTTCTCATTAAAGCCTCCTCCTGCTATTACTACTTCACTTTGATTTTTTGCTTGTCCATATATACCATTTAAAATAATAGAATTATTTACACCATTTTCTATTTGATGTTTTTCCCCATTAATTATATTATTAAAGTTATTGCCTTTTGTTACACTTTCTTGACCATTAAGAATAGTATTTTTAGTTCCATTTTCAGTACCTCCACCACTTGTATTATTAAATATATTATTGAATTTATTATTTAATGTAGAATTATAACTAAAAGCATTACAAGTTGCAGTTGCACTATTATATGTATAACCATAAGCCTCACAAGCATCTTGGTTAGGTATTACATTATTAGTTCCATCAGTAAATCTAATTTCCCCTGTTCTTAAAACTTCTTTAGGTTTTATAGTATATCCTTTTTTAAATTCCATTATCCTATTAATATAAATTCAACAGTTGATAAATCATTTGGCTTGTATTCTATTTTATTAACTCTATAATTTTTGTTTTTAATCATTACTTGATCATAAAAATTAAATTGGTTTATGTCTGATGCATTTAAATTTACTTTTAATGTCATATATTTAGTATCAGGATTATAAAGTTCATTATAATAAGGCGACCAATAAGTATTATATAAATTATCTACAGGTGCTACACCCATATTAATTAATTGTATTTCTCCAAAATTTAAATCTGTATCAGTATATGCTGATGGTACTTTTGTAGTATGACTAAATCTTAAATATTCAGTAGCTTGTTCTCCACTAACACCATTTTGACTAGGAATTTTATATTCTACACCTCCTGATAAAGTAAATGGATTAGGAGATACATTAAATAAAATTCTAGGATTATTATTAAAACTTTCAAATTCAGTATTATCATCATTAGATGAATATATTACAGGAACAATAAAATCACCTAAATAATCTGCTAAAGGTTTTATTACAGTAGCTGAAAAAGGTTCTGCTGATATTTCATCTTCTCCTGTTAATAATGTTAAATCAGGATTAGTAAATTTATAACTACCATAATCTACCTGTGTAATATTTCTATAATAATTATTAGGATAACTATCATCATTTGCATATTTAAACATTGTTGTTTTGACTAAATCTAAAGGAGATAATTTTATTTCAGTTATATCTATTTTATCAGTCCAATCATATAATATACCTCTTGATGCTAAAGAAGTTCCTAAACTATTTTTTATAAAAATCTCACTATAAGGTTCTATATTTAAATTATTAGGATTGTTTTTATCTTGTAATACAACTAAATTAAACATATTAATTAAACTTTTCAAAAATTCCCATTGACCTAAATCTCCTCTTAAAGTATTTAATAAAACTGAATTTAACATTGAATTAATAGTAATAGTACCACTCATATAGGTATTATCTATTTGTGTACTAGGCGTAATTTGTTGCCCTATTGCTCTTATACCATTATTAATAGAACTTGAAACTTCTATATTAAATGTATCTCCGTTATTTAATGTTTCTATTACAGTTCCAGTATATACATAAGAAGAATTTGTAGATTGTACAATAGTTTGTTGATTAATTTGTCCATTACCTACTAAATTACCACTACTATCTTTATGCACCCATCTTACTAATAATGTGCTTGTAACTAAAAAACTAAAAGTATAATGATAATCAAATTGATAAATTGTATTATTAGCAGTACAAGTAAATATTGCAGTAGATGAATTATATCCAAATTCAAAAGGAAAAGAAAAATTATCAAATATAACAGGTGCTAAAGTTGAACTTATATTTACTGAAGTTATTAAATCAGCATTTCCTGTATGTTCACTATCAGTAGGTGCATTACCTGCACCCCAATTAAAGTCCATAAACATTTTACTAAATAATGCACCATCTATAAAGTCTGATGTATAAGTAAAATTAGTATCATCAAAAATTTGTTTTATAATATATTTGCAATTTATAAATGGTCTAAAAGCATCTTCTAAACTATTTAATTTTATATTATTATTAGAATCTACATCATAATCTCCTACCCAATTTACAAAAGGGTATTTTAAAACTGTTGTATGTAATGTAGGATTTGTTAATGTAGGATCATAAGCATTAGATGCAGGAGTTAATGGGAATGTTAAAGTTATACCTGTATTATCATACCAACTTGCTTTGATATTTGTTTTTTGATAATCATGTGTTAATTCAGAAAAATCTAAATCTCTAAACTTTCTATTTTCTAAAACTTCTTTTAATGCTATGTTTTCTGAATATAAATTTACACTATAACTAATTTCTCCTTCTTTATTTACTATATCTAATAATTTTAAATAACCTTGAAATATAGTATACCCATTTTGTTTTAATATACATTGTGTTTTTACATAAGGATTAAAACTAAAAGCATCTTGTATTCTTGTTACATCAAACAAATGAGTAAATATTTTATTATTTCTTTTAGTTGCAGGTAAATTAAAGTCTTTAGAATAACTTTGTACTTTTTCAGCTACATTTTTAAAATCATCTATTGAAAGACTTAATGGTATATCTTCTTCTTGATATAAATCACATATAACTTGTCCATCAGTTACTTCTGCAAAAATATTAGATGGAGCATTTACTTTATCTTTTATACTTATAGAACTTATCTTAAGTTGAGTGCCATTATTATTTCTGTAATCAAGAGTAAGTATTTCTTGAAAATGACCTGCCGTAAAATTAAAAGTTAAAACATTAGCAAAAGAAGTAGGATAAGTTTGAATTGTACCACTACCTAAAGTCTGAACACCTTGTACTGAAGAACCTGTAGAACCTATTATTAAACTACCACCTGCTGCTGCTTGTGATATTGTTATTTGTAATTCATATTGAACACCAAAGTTTAAATTTTCAATCTGTTGATATATACCACTACTAGATGTTCCTGAATTTGAAGAATAAAATATAACATCATTTGCAAAACCTTGAGTTGGTATAGATACATTTTCAAATGGTGTTCCAGTAGTTCTAAATCTTTTCCAAGCAGCTATAGGCTGAGAACTTATTAATGTATCAGCTACAGGATCAGATTCATTTAAAGGAACTGCATAACCTGATAATGAGTTTAATAAATAAAAATTAACACCATCTGCTACATATTGATTTAATATAGGAGAAGTATAAACCCCTTGATAATTTTGTGGATATAAAACTAATTGTATAGACATTATACTGATTGTGTTCTTTTGTTATGTGTTTTTTCTAATTGAAATGTATATTGTATTAACTTATCATTTACTTTAGTTTTTCTAACATAGCTTGATGTAGTCAATGTTACAGGTTCTACATATTTGTTTGTAATACCACTTCTTGCATCATTTACAGAACTATCAAAACTATTTAATAAATATACTTCTGTACTATTAATTAAATCTTCAAACCATACTGCTTCACTATCTAATATAAAATCTGTATTAACTGTTATAAGTTGTTTAGTATTTACTCTAAAGTTTTTCTTTCCACCTTTATATCCATTTATTCTATAAGTGTTATCATTCCATGTACCTCCTTGCTGAGTATAAGATGTTCTATTTGTTTGCAAAGATTTAATAGATTTTTTTACAAAAGTATAATAATCCCAAGTGCCATATTTATTTAACCATGTAAGTCTTATAGATTCAAAACCTTTACAAGCATTACCAATAATATTAATTTTATACAATTGACTTATTTCAGCAGTATTATCATCATAGGCTCTTATAGTGTAATAGCTTACTTGTGTTTTATATGTATCCCATACTGTACTCCAACCATCTAAATTAGCAGGAAATGCACCAAAATATAAAAGTCTAGCAGCAGAAAAATCTGATGGATATTGCCAACCTCCATTTGAATCTATACATTCAATTTGAAAAGGACTTACTAATAATGTTCCTGCACTATTATATAAACTTATTTCTATATTATCAACTCTGTTAAGAGTAGCATTATCAGTACCTACTTGAAAACTATTAGTAGATGTATTCAAGAAGTTAAAGAAAGATAAAGTACCATAATCTGATAGTTTAGCATATTGTTCTATTGGAGCATTACTTATAAATTTACCTAAACTTCCATAAAAATCATTAAAAATTAATTTTGGAACATCTAAATTATAACCATAATTATTTTTGTTTAATTTTAAAGGATCATCATAATCTAAAACTCCATTGTATATTAAATATTGTTCGGATAATATTGGTTTTAAAAAACTTAACCTATCAGTTGAAGTAGCACTATCAAAATATTCTATGTTAAATGTTACTTGAAAATATCTAGTGTTATTTTTATTAACTGCATATTTATCTATTAAATGTATTGGATGAGGATTGTCTAATGAATAATTAACTCCTTTAAATTGACTGATACTAGCATTTAAATATTCAACACCTTCTTGTTGTGGCTCTACATAACTTTCTAATATTGGTTTCATAGAAAATATACCTACACCTTTATTATTTGGAGTAACTTTTAATGTTGCAACTAAATATGATGCTTGACCTAAATTACTAGATTCATTAGCAACATATACTTGTGCAGTAAATTTAACCCTATATTTAGAAGAAATAATTGTTTTATCTGATACAGTAAATATAATGTCTTGACCTACTGGTAAGGTGTTATATAATGGTCTTTGTTCTATTATCATTTTTTTAAATTATTTAATATATCTTCTTTAACTGCTTTACCTACTTGATCTGCAAACCCTCTTAATTCTAATCCTAAAGGCTTTTGAAAAAAACTTAAACCATCATGACCTTGTGTATATATTTTTCTAGCTATAAGAAACTTTAAACTCTTACGAGATATAAACCTACCCTTTGCATCTCTAGGTGCTATACCTCGCATTACAATCCATTTATCTATCCCTCTAGTTAATCCACCATCTCTAGACTTACCAAATGAATAAGGGCTTTTTTGTCTTTCTCCTTTATAGTCTACAAAAGTCCTACTCTTTTCACTACCTGAAGTTCCTTTGTCTACAAACTCCCCATAATCAATCATACTAAATATTACACTAAAACCATCATTTGTTCTAACTAATCTAAACTCAATACTATTTAAAAGATTTCCTGTTACTACTTTATCTTTTCTTTTTAATATTCCTTTAGATTTATTTACAACACTTTTACCAAAGCTATTTAAGTATCGTTCTAATGCTTTCACTATACACTAGCTACAAACACTTCTAAATCTACATTAGTAGTTCCTACAGGTTTAACTATAATATTTTGTAATGCAGCCATTGTACCAAAACTAGGATCAGTATCAGCTTCTGCTAACATAATATTATCTGCTGCTCCTAATATATGTGATTGCCCTGCTTTTAAAGTAACTTGGTATAAAGTTGCTGCACCTACTACTGCTAATTCTACAGATATAGTTGCATTAAGATTTGTTACTCTTATATATCTTACATCTTCTTTATCCAATTGCACTACTGCACCATAAGAGTTAGTATTAAAAGCTACTAAAGTAGTTTCTTGTGAATGAGTACAAGTTACTATTCTTTCATAAGCATTATTAATTCCTGTTGTTGTTACTGTATTTGTACTACCCCTTACCGATCCATTTAAGACAACCGATTCTGTAATTGTTGTTACTAAGTCTGCCATTTTTATTTATATTTTAATTGTTATTTGTGGTGGTATTATTTTAATTATTACTTTACCTATCTTTATCTTATTTAATCTCTTTAGTATCTCAAACATTATTGTATTGCATCAGTTGTTGCTTGTGGTGCTATACAAGTATTGTATTCATTTTCTATTATTACAGGTATTGTAAAAACCCAACCTGTTACTGAGTTGTCAAATCTTTCTGTGAATGGCTCTATCGTTATATCTCCATCAGTAAAGTATTTAGGTAAAGCATTTACTCCTTGATTAGATAATAATAGACTTTCTCCATTTTTAAACGTACCTATTAAATCATTACATATTTGTAAACAATTTGATAATACTTCTTGCTCATTAACCAAGTCTGGAAATACTAAGTCCATTATAAATATCTGAAAGTTTAAAGTCATCTCGTGATTACCTGCTACTGCATTAACTGGATTAATGTGCATCAAAGGGAAAAAAGTGTTTTTAGATAAATCAATCTCCCACAAATCTCCTGTGGTTACTGTCTTAATCATATAGTGCTGCTGCCCTAATTTCTTTAAGGTATCAATAGTATTGTTGTAATCTTTAAAGTATGTCATTTTGTTACTGCTTTAGTTTCATTTAAATCTGTTTCATAAGTTAGCCAAGTTAAACATTCATACAAACTAAGATTAGTTATCTTTTCTAGATTAACTATCTCCCCATTTGTCAATCTATACATTACACCAAACCAATTCCACTTTTTGCTGAATTGCTCTGTTGCAGATTGTCTATCACTTTCTTGCTCAGTTCCATTAAATATAACGGCAAAAGTATCGCAAGTTCTTGTACGAAAATCCAAAAAAAAACCAAAGAACTATTTACATCTCTTGCTTTCATCTTCTTAAACTTCTCTGCTCTTATTCTAGTTGTTGCACTATCATAAGCCTTAATACTATAATACTTTCCTTCTTTCTCTACAATAGGTCTATACAATACAGACATCAAATTTTCTAAATTATTTTCTACTCCATTTTGTATATAAGTTTCAATGTCAGCATATTCTCCGAGGCTAATTTCTGATAAATCAGGATGAAAGCCGTATTCTACTCCATCAACCTTAATTATATTTTTTAACTTAGTATCTTCACTTTCTTGTAATTTAGCTATTTTATTTAAAATCTTTGATATATCATTTAAACTTAACTCCTTTATTAAATTTGTAGGTATATCTGATAATGTTTTAATTGTATCTAATGCTTCTTTAGATTTAGATTTGTTTTTATTATTAATAAGTTTTGCCCATTTCTCTAATGTTACATCATCCCAGCTATTTATTAGATTGTATGTTTTTTGCTTACCTTCTTTCTTAATCTTTACTTGCATAATATATAATAGAATTAATTGATATTTAGTTTAAAATAGTATATTTGTATGTTTTCATAATCGTTTAAAGTTTTTTTAAAAGGTGTAGCTTCTAAAGTTGCACCTTTTTTATTGCACATAATACTTACCTAAGTTTGGATTATCTAAATGGTATATAACATTATACCTTACTCCATCTATTGAATGATTGTAATTGTCTACATATAGCTTAGAACCTTTGTCAGCATAAACATAGTTGTTTAATTCTTTAGCTATGTTAGTAGATTCTGGTGTAACAATTAATTGATAGTCTTGCATACGAGTAATACCACTTTCTATAGTTCCTTTTTTAACTGGTTTAATGTTTACACCTAAATATCTTAAATCTTCTATTAGTCTAGGCTCTGCACTATCTGCAATAATTAACTTGTTTTCTACCTTTTTAAGTATTATTTCTGCTAATTCGTGCGATTTTAAACCATTTCTATAAATATGTTCTTTTAAGTATATCTTCATTTTCTTCTTATCTATAGCTACCTCAGTTAAACTATCAGGATCAACAGAGAAACCAAAGTCCATACCACAAGATGTTTGTAAACCATCAGGATTAAATTCTCCTAACACCCAATTACTAAACACAACACCTTCAGCTTTGTCAAGCCAACCACCCATAATTTTATGAGTATATTTTTTAAAGTTTATATCTTTAAGTCTATATATTCTATCTAAAAAACTTTGTGATAGGTTTTCTTTATTATCTAAGTAATTTGTATGTATATAACAAACGTTATCCTTAACACCATTAAAACCTGCTGATACACCTCTATCTTCAAAGAATCTTTTATATATCCAATGTTCTTTTGTAACTGGATTTAACACAAGTATAATTCTATTTTGTACATTCTTTTGTCTAATACTAAGATCAATAGTATCAAATATGTTTTCATCTACAAGTTCTTCTGCCTCATCTAATACCCAAGTAGATGTACCTTGTAAAGATTTAAGTGATGCAGTTTGATTTCCTGCTGATGTTTTAATACCTCTAAACAATATATCACTATTTGTTGATGTATTGACAACCTCTGACTTATTGATGCTAAATATATTATCATACCCTAATAGTCCTATCTTTTCTAAGAACTCAGGTATAATAGATAGATGGGCAGATACCATTGTAAACCTTGTAAACAACACTCTTACCCCTTGTGTCATTGTTAGTAGTGTTAAGAATACGCTAACGGCATAAGACTTGCCTGATCCTCTACCACCAGTTATAATGTAGTACCTAGATTTAGCAGAAAATAATGCACTATACTTTTTATTCAGTTTCGGATTCAACAAAGTTTATTATAGGTATGTTTATTGTTTCGCTATTACTTGTAACATCTACTCGTTGTTGTGGTTTACCATAAAAGTATTCAAAGAATAATTTAACTGCCCATTGTTCTCTGTTCTTTAAGCCTTGTTCTAAAGACTTTAAAGCATCAGGATTCATAGGTGTTAAGTTCTCTATTAGTTTTTGTTCTTCAGCTTTAGCCTTTCTACCTGCTCCTTCTCTTTTACCACCATGTGTCATTTGAAATAATTTGATTAATCAAGATATACTATATAATAGAAATATCTCTTATTTGTTTTTATCGTTGTAGCTTGATTTTAAGTATGTTATTCTCTTTTTCAAGGAACTCTACAGTAACTCTTAATTGTGCTAACTCTGTTTTTAATTCTAGCATAGTCATAACACAATCATCTTTATATGTTTCAAGCTTATCTACTCTTGTTCTAAGATCATCTCTGTATATTGTTTGTTCTGTCTTATCTTCTTTATCTTTCTCTCTTTTGTTTCTTATTAAAAATTCGTAGAACTTCCAACCCCCTGCTCCAAACATTACAGATATTGCAGTAATTATTATTGTTGTTATGTTATCGTTCATAATAGACTTTTATGTAATTGTTCTTTTTTTAGTTTAAGATATATCCATAGCCACATAGAGAAGTACCAAGATGTAATAAGTAATGCCCTAAAATCTAATAAGTCAAAATTTTCCTCAGTATAAATACTTAGACAATATCTTACAGTAGAAAACAAATATAAGACTAAGTACATACCTATAAACCTTATTAAGTAATTTAAATTGTTTAAAGATAAAACTATAGATAAAGAAAGTATAAGGTATGTAAGGTATAACCAATATGTATTAGGCTGCCCTAGTTCTAACCAATAAGAATATTTAGTCCATAAGACTTGATTGTTAAGACAGTCGCTTATACACCACCAGAACAATAAACTGTGGTAGTCAAAGTAGACCAAGATGTTCTTTATGTTATTAAAGTAATTTCTAATTATATTCATTGGGTAACATTAATCTTATTCCTAATTCTGTTAAAGCCCATATCCTTATCTGTTCTGCATACACTTCAAAGGCTTTAGTGTTTAGTGTTGCCGTACTTCCTATCTTACTTATGCCTATCTTCTTATCGTTTATCTCTAACATCTCCCATTCTTGCAGAAACTTAGCCCTTAGTATATCGTGCATCTCTTGTGGGAAGTAGCCTAGTGAATTACCTAATTCTTGCACTATACATTTCCAATAGTAATTGTTCTGCATATTTGATCTATTGTTTCTTTGCTTCTTTACATCAACTATATAATCATTACCTAACTCCTTTAAATAGTTTATTAGGCTTTGCTTATCTTTATCATCCTTTATTACAAACTTCAAGATATTGTATCTTTAGCCCTGCTCCAAAGTTTATCATTCTTATTAGATAGAGTAGGTTCTGTTCTTTTAATGTTAGGAAAACCACCAAACTTAAAAATTTCTTGCATATATTCTCCACACTCTGGACATTCAGTTCCTACATTAACTACTTTAGAATTTATTACTTTCATTACAACTCTACTTAATTCTTTTTGTATTTCACATTTATTACATTGATATTTTAACATATTGGTTTTTTATTTAATTCAACTCTTTGTTTTCCATTAGATTTAGTTCTTGTATCTTTTCTGCCTAATGTATTCCAACCTGCAACAGGATAAGAAAAACCAAACTGCATTATAAAAACATTATAAATTTTAGTACAATATAATTTATTATTTTTTGGCATTTTTTTTATTTAAATTTTTAATTCATTATTTAAAATAAAGAGGAGTATTAATAATAAAATTAAAGGATGCTCTTATACACCCATTACTTTCAAATGGCAAAATTGCCTACTCCCCTTTATTTATTTTCAATTCATCTAACTCAAACTTCAAATGATTTATCGCTTTTTCTATACACTTTTCTGGAGAACTGTGTTTAAAATTAGCCCTTAACAAATAAGTAACTGCATTACCAATATTCCAACTTAACTCCCAATCTGATATTACTTTTCTAGCTTCGTACTTATAATTCTTTCCTATATAATAATCTGGTATCTTACTCATATTTTTCGTATATTCTTTTAATTCCTTTGTAACAATCATTAAGGCAACTGCTGCAACTTGTACCTGTATCATAATTTGTTCCATAAATTACATTAAACAATTCAATCATTCTTTTTTTAGTTGCTTGATTTTTTGCAACACCTTTATTTATATTTTTCCAAACTAACATAACTTCTTCTACTAAATGATTAGGTATATCATCAGGCTGCTCTATCTCTTTTGTCTTTAACCAATATCCTTGTGGACATTCTTGATTCCCTAATCTAGCTTTAATAGACATAAAACATAAACAAACTTTACAACTTCCAGTTGGCTTAAAATAATAATCACAAGCCTTACAAATATCTATTCTGTCTTTATAAATTTCATCTTTGACAAAAAACTTATTCATCTAAAAGTTCTTTAAGTTGTTCTCTTACCTTGTCAATAGTAGTAAATAAACTGTTTCTGCTTATACCAGTCTTTTTAGCTAATCCTGATAAAGTATTGCCTTCATAGTAATATAGCTTAAAAACATCTCTATCGTACCAATACAAGGATTCTAATGCCTTATCTATTTGTTCTAGTTTCTGCCATTGTACATACTCCTCTTGATTAGGTATATTATATAAATGCTTTTGATTAGATGTTTCCCCTGTCTTTACAATATCATAAGTTATAGTACTTGTTTGTTCATCTAAATTTTTATAATAAATATTAAATTTATAATAATAAGGACTTCTGACACTTGTAAAACTTCTTCTTAGTATTACTGCTCCATACCTTATTAAACCTTTCTCTCCATCCTTAATCCAAATATTTTTTAAAGTAGATTTGTTCATCTGCATAAAATATAATAGACATTCTTGTACTACCTCATCAATATAGTTTATGTCTTTAGTAAACTTATAAGACATCTTCACAAAAGTCTTTCTACAATCTGCTACTGCTTGATATACTTCAGTCATTTTTATTTTCTAAATCAGCCAAATTTAAAACTAAATCAGCTAAATACTTATCTAATAATCTTTTATATGTACTTAATGATTCTTTATTTCTTTTTGTTTCAATACCTGCAAAATAACCATTACAACAAACTGATAAATTAATAGGTAGTATCATTAACCAATCATTCCAATTACCTATTCTTTCATCTACATCTTTACCATAAGCATTGTGATACTCTATAATTAAATTTACTACATCACAAAAATTATCATATTTTAGATCAGAAGAACATTCATCTACAAAAGATAACATTAAATTTAAATATTCACTAACATATATTTCATGTTCAGCATTAGCGAAAATAGGCTTTATCATTTTCAAATATAATCATTATAATTATTCTATATTTTTTTCTAATTTCAATTTATTAACAATTGATTTGTAATAAGTTATCTTTTCCTCATAATCTATTCTAGACATTTTTACTATTTTCCTTGCTTCCATTTCTAATGATTCAGCAGTTCCTTTCCCATATTTATTATCAATGTAAATACTCATTTTATATTGCTCTCCTTGTGAAAAACAATTACAAGCTATACATTGTACTGCACAATTTTGTTCATTCCATCTTGTAGAATGATGTCTGCGAGATTGAAAATGTCCGTTTTGCATACCGACCTTGTAGTGTCCTAACTTACCACAAGTACAACAACTTACAATTCCTTCTGGAGTAGATAATTTTAGCCTAATGTAAAGACTAAACCACTTATCTAATTCTTTCTTTAACTTACTAATAGTCTTTACCCCCATATTAATTTTTGCTCAAATACTGGTTTAGGTTTAAAATATAGATACTTAGCTATAGTAGTTTGTCTGCCAAATCTAGATTCTACTTTTAAATCAGATGTATGTATTCTATAACCATCTTTTTTTAATTTATATATAATATCAGAAAGTCTAGTAGCACCATATTCCTTTATGGCTTCCCAACTTGTAATATGTCCATAATTATTTAAATGCCATTTAATAGCATCTTTTTGAGTTTTAACTTGATCTTTAGTAATTTTAATTGTTTTCATTTTAATTAATTTAAGATTTAAATTTTTTTAATTCTTCTTCTGTAAAATAATTATTGTTCTCTAATTTATTAGTATTTTTTTTTGCATCATTATATAAATCTATATTTTTTTCTTTTATAAATTCTTCAAATACTTCAAACCAATGAAGTTTTGAAAGTTGTTTGCTGCTTATTTTTTTTTCATTTAAAAATAAATATTCTACAGTTTCATAAAGTTTTTTATAATTTTCTTTCATAATTTAGTTATTTTAATAATTTTAAAGGCTCTTGATAAAAAGGTACATTCTTTTGATTTAATGTTTCTGTTTTATAAATTGCCTCGTTAATAGTTTTTTTATGTGAAATAATAAATCTGAAAAATGTTTTAATATTTATAAAAGGCTCAAACTCGCAATACCTTACGCCTACATGAAAAGATTCCTGTATTTGATTAAATGACATTCTTCTAAATCTATTTTCTTTTTGTAAATCCTCTGCAAATATCTTAGCAAGAGATGCCATTGTATTAGCATCTGTTCTATGTCCTAACTCTACTGAAGTCTTAGCTATTAAATCTAAAGTTTTTTTTATTAGTTCTTTAATGTTTTCATCTTGTAATGCTTTCATTTTTTTAATTTATATTTATTCATATCATTCATTTGCCGTATATAAACTTTAGCCCTATACTCTGGAGTAATGTCTACAAGATTATTATTATATTCCTGCTTACCACTATATTTAAAATAATTATCTAAATCTATAACATTTTCTTTATATAACTTTTTAAAATATATTGCTTGTTTTATTTCATCTATATAACTCATAATAAATTTTTAGCTTTTTGCCATTCATTAATCTGTGAATCTAATTTAGATGTACCTATTTTTTTTGGCTTATCCCATTTCTTAGAATTTTTCTGCCATCTGGATAATCTTAATTTAATTTCAAATGTTCCTTGCTTTTGAAACCTCATCTTTTTAATTCCTTCTGTCCAATAACTTATAAAATCTTCTTTCATTTCTTTTGGGTAATCAAAAAACATAACTTGATTAACAAATTTTTCCTTTATAGATATATTATTACTTGTAGTATTAATACTTGTAGTATTATACTCCATCTTTTCGTGTATAGGGCTATCCATTATTTTCGTGATACTTATACATCTTCGGATGATTTGTTTATTAATATCTTTTTCTATATCTATATTAACAAAACCATAACTCTTTAAATCAGAAACCCAAGAAGATATAGTGTTTTTACTTACATTATATAAATTAGCAAAGTAATTATTTGATGCAAAACAATAACCATGTTTATTACTTAAAGCAGTTATCTCTCCAAATAATAATTTAGCATTAGGCTTTAATGTTGAATACCTTACGTTAGCAGGTATAATAGCATAGTAACTAGGATTATCTTTCATGTAGTAATTATGTCTATAGAGTAATCATAGTCCTTTAATGATTCATTAATAATATCAATGTTATTAGAAAAATCTAAATAGTTAGTATGTACAAAATGTTTTATATTTCTACATTTTACTTTTATTTTTACTTGTGATTTAATAGTAGTCTTAATTCCTGCATCTATTAAATGTCTAATAAGATCATCTCTATTTTTAAATACTAATTTAAACTTCTCTTGTTCTAAATAAGCATTATATACTTTATTAAAAACCTCTCTATAAACAGGAAAAGATTGATAATTATGTTTATGGGTTTTTCTATAATGTATAACTGATGTTCTGTCTTTTTTTATAATATCAGCTATTGTTTCTGGATGTATGTCTTTAGCTATAATAGCAATAACTGATGCTACCATTCTAGGCACTAATATCTCTTGCTTTCTAGTTCTAAAAGATAAAGAACCTTGTTGCAACCCTACTAAATTTGTAGTAAGGTCGCACAATGATTCAAATTTTTCTCTATCAGTCATATTAGAATGGTAGATCATCGTTAGTTATTTCATCTATCTTGCTTTTTAATCTACTATCAAAATTATCTGATTTATTTTCTAATCCCATAACCCAATTATAAAACTTCTCTGCATTATGTAAAACTTCTTCAGCAGTACAATCATTATTAAAGTCTACTGCTGATTTTAAACTTGACTGTCTTACAATTAACTTCTGTACATCATCTGACTTTTGTGGACTTGACTGTGTAGGATTATTCTTTTGATAATCAGTTACAATCTTAATACTTCCTTTGTCGTTAATAGTGTAAGAAATTTCTTGTCCACTTGTTAATTTAGATTCATTTGATTTACGATATATTTTACCCACATCTTTGTTTTCTAATTCTACTTCAAAAACATAAAATTCTTTAAACATTCCAGAACCTTGTACATTTACTACTTTACTATTTTTCATATCTATTTATTTTGTTATTATTAATTGTCTATTATTATCTTCATACATCTTTAACATTTCTTCTGTTAAGTTATAGGAGTAAGTTGCAGTTATATTTAATATAGTATTGTCTTTACATCTCTGTAATTCTGTTCCAATTACTATAGCACTACCCCAACATTTTTCTTCATCTGCTGAATAGAATGGTCTACCATTAGCCTTACAAAGCATATTGTGTTTTTGCTTTACCCCTCTAGTATCTTTAAAGTAGTATAACTTAGCCTCTACTATTTTATCATCACATTCATCATATATCTTTTGTAAGGCTTCTTGATGCTCTTGTTCTATCTCTATAAGCCTTTCTGCACTTGGAGGAGTAGGTATATATATATCTCTCATATCTAAATTCGTGTTAACCATTTATCATTTAAATGCTTTAAATACTTAATTGCGTAAAACAATTCTTTTTCATTGTATTTAAACTTTGCAAATTCTATATTAAAACAAAAAAACCTTTTATAGATTATTATAGAATCTTTATTGGATATTAATTTATATTTCATAATCCTAAAATATTATCTATTAAACTTGGTAAAATTGCAATAACTAAAACAATTACTGTTACTAAAGTAAAACAAGCAATTGGTACTAAAATGTTTATTAATTTATTCATATTATTTATTGATAAATGTTCCTTTGTTCCAAGTATGTTCTACAAACATTCCGTCAAGAGTCATAGTTAGATTGCCTTGAGCAGTTACGAAGAATTCAGCTAATTCAAATCCTGTTACTTCTTTGATTCCGTTGATGATTTGTGATTTAGTTAACATTTTTTTAAGTTTTAAGTTAGTAATTATACTGCAAATATACAATACTTTTACATATCAACAACTATATTAACATAAATACTTACAAAGTTATTAACAATTACTGTGTTAAAAGTATAGGAATGATTTAAGACATTTTATGTCTTTACTAGTGTAATACTATTAAAAAAGAATATAAAGTCTTATAAGGGCATTAAAAGACTTATAGGAGTTGTTCCGTTGTTTAATACTACTGCACAACCTATAGATTGTTTACGAAAATTTTTTGCATAAGCTGCTGCATAAGATTTATGATTTACACCACAACCTACTTGCATACCAAACACTCTGTACTTTTTTCCACAAAACCATTGAACATAAGCAGCAGTATGTGTATGACCACAAACTGATGACATCATATTATTTTTAGCTTTTGTTGATGCTTGACCACCTTCTCCGTGTTCATACAATACATCATTATATATAACACTTTCTACCCAATTCCATTTAGGTGTTTTTAAAACATCATTATAAGACTTTATCCAAGCTGATGGGATACCACCTGTCATAGCTTTTCTTGCAGCCATTCTATCGTGGTTTCCTATTAAAACATCTGCATTAGGAAATGCTTTGTACCATCTTGCTATTCTTTTAATAGCATAACTTAACTCATCTCCTGCTGACATACCATCTGGATCAGATTCGTGATATGAAAATCCGTGCGAATCAATACAATCTCCTATGAATATTACTTGATTACAGTTCCAAGTTTCATACTGTTCTACACACCAATCAAGATACTCATCAAGACAAAAAGGTTCGTGCAAATCTCCTATTACTAATATATTACTTATCTTTTGCTCTCGCAGTTTTTGAATGACTTGTATCTCGTGTGGCTTTAATCTGTATCTGTTATTTTTTTCCACTATCAGCTAGTCCTTGCGCACCTGTTAAAGCAACTAATGACCAGAACATTTCTGTAACGTGAACCTCATCAATTCCTAAAAC